GTGTCAACTACCATTACATACCGCGACCTCGTAGGAAATGTTCTTACGCGTCGTCTGCTCCTTTAATTCGTAGAGCACTGAAGTCAATTTCTGTCAACACTTCTGGACTAATTGAAGATGGTAAGTCCGGACGTGAAGGCTTCGGTTTACGATCAGCAACTTTCATAGCGTAAATTGCCTGTACAACTTGTGACCCAATCAACGTGTTCCTAAACTCCTTATGATTAATAACTTCTGTAATAATAGGGAGCGCAATCCTACCGTTAGATCCCAGTTTAGAAAGTATCTGATTTATTGTTCTATTTAATGGAATATTTGGGTTGAGGACTTCCCAAGTGGAAAATCCGGCCTCATATTCATCTGTCTCGACATCACGTTCAGAATGTAGCATGTTATACCAACGAGAAGTTGGATCACCTGCCCAAACCATTTCACCCATACCAAGAAGTGGACCAATTAAGTTCTTTAAGAACGAAACAACTCCATCTCTAGAATAAATGAAAGTTTTCTCAACACTTGTTGCGAAACCAAGTTCGTCAACAGCTATTTCAAAGAAACGGTCTATATCGAACTCGCTCCATGCACATAAATTATCATCAGATAAATAAGTAGCATGAATAAGTTTCCAACCTGTGACTTCTGAGACATAAGAAGAGATCATTAAATGAACTAAGCTACCAAACTCAGACGTAAAAGGATTACCAGAATTGAAGAAAATGTAATCGACGTCATAATCGTCTTTCTTCCCTTCAACTGAAAATCCAGGTATTCTGCGTTTGCCAACCCATGTACCAGCACCAACTAAAGAATTAAAACCAACAGTGACTAGTTTCATATACTCGGGAGCTTTAGTAGCGTATTCGTCATCACTGAATACCCAACTTATATCATCCGGTCGTATAGACTGGTCAAAACCTGAGAAGTCTTCACCAACCCACTCCAAATGATCTTCCTCTTCCATTAGTTGCGCTAGTAGATCAAACTGTATGTCCCAGTTTTCAGCTGCTATCCATTTAGTCCTTCCAATGCGTGGCATTTCGAAGTCATAATGCTTAGCTGCTGAAACTAGTGTACCAATTATTTTCAAACCGAACCATCCACCGAAAACAGCTCTTACTTTGGTTTCTTTACCACCTTGAGTACGATAAAACATAATATAAGGAGGTGTGTAACCATAGGGAGAAGTTTTCGAAGGCATGACTATCCACTCAGCAAAAGCTAATACAACATCAGCTGTAATAAACTTTAATTCTCCGCCTACATAATGATCGCCGGAGACTTTGGATTTGATGTAATCCGCACAGAGCAAATACTTATTCCCGCTTCGCACACTAACTTTCGAGAATAGTTCATTGCACAGCCTTACGTAATTCTTCTTTGTTTGATGAAAGAAGAAAGGCCAACCTGCATTCTTATTTGCAGGTAAGTATGACAATAACATGTCATGTTGTTCCTCCAAAGGTAAGTTTTGAATAAGTCGAATAGACTTACTTAATCTTACACAATGCTCAAGATAAATATTCCTTGGCATTTCAGTTAGAGGTATTCCCTGCTTCCTAGATTTCCGCTTGTCGTAATACTCACGAAGAGTGTCGACAAGTTTAGTAAACAAGAACTCTGATTTAGAGGTCTTGAAACGTTCTAGTAGCGCTTCCGGGAACCGAACCGCGTCGTTTTCTAAAACTTCTGGTACATAAGTACGACGGACGACATCTATATAGAAGTCAGTCATGTTGTACAGTACATTACGGAAATTTTCATCACCAACGGGTATGTCTGAACCAGGATTGTCTGTTAAAACTAATTTAGATAAATCTAAATAAGATTGCAAAGTAGAAAAACTATTAGTTGCAACTTTAACATACTTACCGTTTAGACTTTTGGTTCCATCAAGTTTTGATCTCAAAATAGATTCTCTATTTCCAGATTCTATCAAAATCTTTTTACTAACCATTTTCTGCACCTTTTAAGTAGCGCCTGCGATATGTACTTTCTGTCTCTTTTTCAGGGACTTTTAGGAACGTACACACACGGTCTGCATATTTTGCGCTTTCCCCATCAACCATACACCTGTCAGACCAAATGCAAGTTCAATGGCACGCGATAATTCTTGTGAACAAGACAATCGATTTTCATTTGCCTAAGCTTCAATGACTCGAAAGAGTAATCTATG